GACGGCTCTCAAGGTGACAGCGAAGGCGACTCCGCTCAATGAGTGAAGACCGAGGCGCTGATTTTTTAGCGGCTGATGCGAATAGATTATTAGAAGACCCTGTTTTAAAGGACAGCTTTAAACATTATGAAGAGGCGCTAATTAACCGGGCGGTATTCTCGCAAGATGATGCTGAGAAATGCCGGTTATTAGACGCTGTTCACGTTTGTAGAATGGTGAAACAACATCTACTAACGACGATATTTGACGGCAAAAGAGCCGTTAAAGCAGCCGACGAGATCGCCTCTGGCGAGCGTTGGTTATAGGACAAGCGCAAGCACCCTAACCAATCTAAGGATACAATATGTCAATGAATAACGAAGAAAGCGTCGTAGAGGCGTTTGAAGGCTTGTTAGATTCTGAAAATACGGAGTCTGAGGAAGTCTTGGCCTCGGAGGAAGTCTCCGAACAAGCCGAAGAACTAGAAGCTGAAGCCGAGTCATCACAAGCAGAGGAAGCTTATGAAGGTGAAGCCGAGGAAGTTGTTGAGGATGAGGAAGTTGTTGAGGAAGTCGATCCGAGTGACCCCGGCGAAGTTGAGTTTCAGCTTAACGACGGTCAAGTCATCAGGACAACGAAAGACGAACTAGCTAATTCTTTTATGAGACAGCGAGATTATACCCAAAAGACTCAGGCTCATGCTGCTGAGAAACAAAATTTCGAAGCGGAGAAAGCTCAATTTCATGCTGAAATGAATAGGCAAATTCAAGCCTTATCAGAGGTTATTGAACCAGAAATTAACTGGGCAGAGCGATATGAAGAAGACCCTTACAATGCTCCGAAAGAGCATTTAGAATATCAAGACAAGCAAAAGAAAAAAGCCGAACTACAGTATCAAAACCAACAATATTTCGCGCAACAATCTCAAGCATATTTGCACGAACAGAGACAGCTTTTAACTCAGATTATTCCCGAATGGTCAGATGCAAAAGTAGCAGCTGAGGAAAATCCACAAGTTTCTCAATTTCTAGTCGAGGAAATTGGATTAAATCCGCAAGATGTGAAAACTGTTCAAGACGCGAGGTTGGTGAAATTAGCGTTGTTAGCGATGAGACAGCACAAGCTACAATCTCAAGCAACTAAGGTAGTGAGGAAAAAGGTGAGTAAAGCTAAAAAGGTTTTGCGACCCGGTTCCGCTGCGAAAAAGGTATCTTCGAAACAGTCGTTATCCCGGAAAATTCAAGAGGCTGGGCAGCTTCAAACAACTGACGCATTTGCAGCAGTGTTTGAGGAAATCATGTAACTCGTAATTTTTATAAAGGATAAAGAAAATGGCAGTTCCTGCTAATACCGTTATCGTTAGTTCTCGAACTAACGTAAAACCCGACGTTGAAGAAGTGATCAAAATGATTACTCCTGTCGATACCCCAGTGGTTACTATGGCTAAGCCAATTAAGGCAACAGGCAAGTTCCACGAGATACTCAACGATGAACTTGCTAATGCAGCTACAAACGTGAACGCTGAGGGCGATGATGACGCAGCATCAGCTTCCGCTGTTTTAGTTCGCACCGCGAATCGCTGTCAGATCGTCAAATCTACTGCGTCCGTTTCCGCCACCAGTGAAGTTGTTGGGTTATACGGTTATAAATCGCAACTCAGTTACGAAATGGCTAAGCGAGCAAAATCCGTGAAGCGTGATTTAGAATTCGCAGCAAGCAGAAACCAACCTTCAGCAGCAGCTGGGGCTGGCGATACAATGGCAGGGCTAGAAAGCTCAATCAAAACAAACATCGTCTATTCCTCTGCTCAAGGTGCGGGTGCTACCCCCGGTTTTGTTGGCGCTGATACAGTCGCTCCAACTGATCCCGGCAATGCTGCCGTCGCGCTTACAGAGCCTAAGCTGAAAGAAGCAATGAGGCTCGCTTGGAACAATGGCGGTCAGCCTGATATGATGGTTGTCGGCCCTGTTACAAAACAGGTCTGTTCGGGGTTCGGGGGAATAGCAAATTTATACCGCGACCAATCTGTGAATGACATGAAGCCGGCCTCTATTATGGCTGCTGCCGATGTCTATGTGAGTGATTTCGGCGAAATCAAAATCATTCCTTCAAGGCATTCCAGAGGCGCGACTGCATTGCTTCTAGATACAGATTATCTAGCGATGGCAACACTTCGCCCTTGGCAAACATATGAACTTTCTAGAACAGGAGACAACAAAAAATCGTCGATTGTTTGGGAAGGATGCATCGTTTGCCAAACGGAAAAAGCACACGCCAAGATCGTAAACGTGACTGGCTAATTTTGTTTTTAACAGAATGGAAGGCGGGGGCTTCGGCCCTCGTTTTTTTATATGGATAATAATAAATGGCGTGTTTTAGATGACACTTTGACACATACTGAATATTTCAATTATGACGATGAAACTGGTCAATCTCATTTAAAATATGTTTACAAACAAACCGCTCAGATTGTTGATCAGAATAAATCTATTCAATCAAAAGATGTTGCTAAGGGCGAAAGTAATGAGCTTTGGCATTTAGCCCAAATCCCTCCGAGCGTCATTCATGCTTGGCTTCAAGAAGACCCGCCACTCGATATATTCAACAAGGATCATAAAGAAAGGCTGCTAAAGCGCCTCGATGATCCCGACTTCAAATACCTCCGGGTGAACACTTCCCGGATCGGCAAAAAAACGATGCACATTTAGGATTTAAGATATGGCGCTTACAAATTACGGCGAATTGAAATCAGCCGTCGCAAATCTTCTCAATAGAGAAGATCTAACGGCGAATATTCCTGATTGGATTTCAATAACGACCGCTATGATTAACAGGGATACAAAATTCCGAAACCGCCTTATGGAAGCGTCAGTCGATCTTACTTTCACCAGCAACGAAGTTACTCTTCCGGCTGATTTTCTAGAAGCTAGGACAGCCGTATTTTTATCAAGCCCTCGCGTTAGACTGGAATATTTAACTCCGGCTCAATTCGAGGATATTTACACTACTGATACGTCAGGAACTGCTCAGCAATTTACGATTTTAGGAAACAAATTAAAAGTCGGCCCTTTCCCCGGAACAGGAATAAAACTTCGTTTAGCCTATGTTCAAAAAGTCCCAGTTTTAACAACTGACGCCTCGACAAATTGGGTTTTAGATGAACACCCGGATGTTTTACTTTATGGCGCTTGTGTCGGCGCTTCGCCGTTTCTTGGCGACGATCAAAGGCTTCAAACCTTCTTTGGTTTATATGATCGCGCAGCTGCCGAGCTTGCCGGGATGGATAGCAGAGCGCGATGGAATGGCGCCCCGATTAGACCTACTTTATCGGTAGCGATCGTATGATCCCAAACCCAAAAGCCTTCGATAATTGGCAATCTTGGGGCAACTCAGTCACAACAATTTTAACCCCATTTATGCAGAGCGTTGAGAATACTTTTTTTCGACAAGGGAGAGTCGCAGCGCTCTCAACAGTAAAGGTCGCAGACCTTCCAAACGTCAAACCCGCCGGGCGAATTGTCTACTGTGACAATGAGAGTGGAGGGAGCGTTTTATTATTTTCTGATGGCACGAACTGGCGTCGTTCAACTGATAGGAACATTGCATCATGAGTAATCCAACAACGCGAGGAAAGTATAAATTATTGCAGCTTGGCGAAGGGCTGAATAGTTGGGGATTATCGAGCGGGTTAAATGGCGGGGTGTTTGAAAGGCTCGACGAAGCTGTTCATGGCGTTCAAGAAATTACACTGACCTCGACTTCCTATACCCTCACAACAACTAACTATGTCGAGAACGATATTCGCTATCGTATCTTGTCATTTTCTGGCAATTTCGCTGCGACGATTGCGATCCCGGCTTCGACAGAAAACTGGTGGATTATTAAAAATTCTTCCGGGCAGATTTTAACATTTTCTAACGGTTCAAACAGCGCGACTATCGGCGTCGGATTTTATGGGCTTGTTCACACAAATGGAACGACAGTCGATAGCCTTACTCTCCCGGATGGCGTATCAGCGAAAACTGTCGCAGACCATATTGCCTCAGTAAACCAAGTGGCAACTGATAGCGCCTCAGTGGTTGCCGTCGCTGGAAAATCTACAGAAGTCGGAAGATTAGGCACAACAGCAGCGGTCGCTGATCTGGCAGCATTGGGGGGAACAAGTGAGGTCGCCAACCTAGCTACCCTTGCCCCAAGAGCAGCAGACATTGGAACGCTTGCCCCAAGAGCAGCTGACCTTCAAGCCTTAGCGCCTCGCGAAGCTGATTTAAATACGCTCTCTCCAAGAGCAGCTGATATTGGAACACTCGCGCCGAGGGCTTCTGATCTTCAAGCCTTAGCTCCAAGAGAAGCCGATCTAAATACGCTTTCCCCAAGAGCTTCTGACTTGCAGACTTTATCTCCGAGAGCAGCTGATATTGGAACGCTCGCCGATGTACAAGACGGCACAACGGCAACTAATGCTTTGAGTTTGCTTGCCCCTAGATCGTCAGATTTACAAGCCTTATCGCCTCGCGCTTCAGATTTACAAACTTTATCTCCAAGAGCCTCTGATCTTCAAGCCTTAGCGCCTAGAGAAGCTGATTTAAATACGTTATCGCCTAGAGCTTCCGATCTGCAAACGCTATCTCCAAGAGCTTCTGATCTTCAAGCCTTAGCTCCAAGAGCGTCAGACTTACAAGACTTGGCTCCAAGAGCTTCTGATCTTCAAGCCTTAGCGCCTAGAGAAGCGGATCTAAATACACTTTCCCCTAGAGCTTCCGATCTGCAAGCGTTAGGCCCAAGAGCCTCTGACTTACAATCATTAGCTCCGAGAGCTTCTGATATACAGACCCTTGCCCCTATATCTGGCGATATAACCACAACGGCTGGTGTATCAACAGCGGTCACTGCCTATTCCAAACAGTACAGCGCGGGAAGTGGAGACATCTCAACTCGCGCAGACGGCCAAGGAACGGTCGCTGAAGGGGATCTTCGATTCCGAACCGACACAGATACCATGAGGGTTTATAATGGAACTGCTTGGGAAGACGCAGCACCTGGGGCTGGAAACTATTACACGAAATCGGCTTCTGATACGTTGTTGGCTGCNAAAGCTCCTCTTGCCAGCCCAACTTTNACNGGNACTTTAGCCGCNCCNACTATTAACGCTAGTACAGCATTGCAAATCGCCGGTACAGCTTTAACTGCAACCGCCACACAACTTAATTATGTAACTGGCGTAACATCTGCGCTACAGACGCAGTTAGATGCTAAAGCTCCTCTTGCCAGCCCAAATTTCTCAGGCTCCCCGCAAATTGGCGGGTCGAATATTATAACAGCCGCTACTATTCCAGCAGGTGGAAACACAGTAAGCCTAACTGCGTCAAGTAGTATAGCTGACGGTAGAAGTGTGTTTATTAAAAACGATGGCACTGTCGCTCAAATAATTGGGGGGGCTGCCGGATCAACCGGGGGAACAGTTTATGACGGAGGGGCTGTGTCTTTTAATGCTGGCTGTTTTCACGCCGCTGAAAATGTATCGGTTATAGCTTTTAGAGATGGCACGGACGGCGGTAAGGGAAAAATTATTGCCTTCTCAGTAAACTCGTCAACTAATGCGCTTACTTTTGGCACAGAAGTCACTTTTGAATCAAACCCAATTAATGGGGTTGATATTTGTTATGACTCCGCGTCAGAACTTGTTCACATCTGTTATCTCGACACTGGAAATCATTACACAACCATTAGATCTTATTCGCTGAGTGGAACAACTCCAACCGCTGCAACATCTTCATTGGCAGTAAACGGAACATCAGTATCCTTTAACGCGAGGATTACTTATGATGTAACGAATGACGCAATACTTGTTGTTTGGAAAGATGCGTCTGCAAATAACGCAGGGAAAGCTAAGGCGTTTGACTACAGCAGCGGAAGTTATACAACGGGCGGGACTTTGACATGGAGTGGATCATTCGTTGCGGATTTGCAAACTGCATATGATACTAATGCTGGTAAACACCTCTGTATTAGTAAAAATAGCAATAATTACTCACAAGCTTTAACACTTACTGTCAGCGGATCAGGGGCTAGTCCAACAGTTACAAGTACTGGTTTTAGTTCAGTTACACAGACTAACGTTACACCAGTTGCGCTACAATATCACCCAGCATCTGGAAAAATGATGTATATCTGGAGGAATAACTCAGATAATAAAGGTCAGGTTCAACTTGGTACATATGGCGGATCAAATTATACTACTTGGACAGCAATATCCGATGATTACATTATTTCTACGCAAGCAGGAAAAACTGGTCAATTTTTCAATGAAAACCAAGCTAGATACGCATACGATTCCGACAAACAAATAATCGTCGTAACGTATTATGGGGCATCCAACGAAGGAAGTTATTCTGTTGGCGTTGGGGTTAACGGATCAGCCATAACTCTAACCGAAAAAATAGAGATCTGGAACCCATCAGATCCAAAATCTGGTACTTATTTCAATAGCATTTACGACACCTTTCGAAATGTTGCTGTCGCTCATTTTGTTTCGCCATCGACGGAAGGTCAAGATGGATATGCTATAATCGTAAGATTCGCTAGTACAGATTACACGAAGTACATTGGTTTTGCTAGCGGAGCAGTTTCTAGCGGAGCTGCTGCAACTATTCAAACAACGGGTAATGTTGATGACGCTCAATCAGGGTTAGCAATCGGGACAAGCTATTTTGTCCAAGCAAATGGAAATTTAGCAACAAGTGCAGATGTTATTAGTGTGCCAGCGGGAAAAGCCTTAGCCGCAACTAAAATTTTGATAGCGTGAGGATGCAATGAAAGCACAAATTAAAAAAAGCGATAACACTGTTGGCAGATTTTTTTCTAACGATAAAACGCTAGAGTTAACCAGTGATAAATTACTTGTGTCAGATGGTAGCGTAGAAGAATTTATTGATATGGATGCTAATTCAAAAAACACGATAATCGTTGACGGGTTAGATCAACCAGGAGATTTTCAACCGCATAAATATCAATATGTTGACGGTAAATTAAATGTAGTTGATGGATGGGTTAATCTAGCAATTACAGCGGAAGAGATTGAAACTGCTAGGTTGGCTAGTGAGGCTAGAGAAAAGCGAAACCAGCTACTAGCCGAAACCGATTTCTACGCCTTGGGTGATGTAACAATGTCAGATGCAATGAAAGCCTACCGCAAAGCGTTGCGAGATGTGCCGTCGCAATCTGGTTTTCCGACAGACATTAACTGGCCTGAGCTGGGAGAATAGCACATGATAACTTTCGCGCAATTGCAAGCAGATCCGTCGAATATGGAATTGGCAAATGCCTATGCAGTCCAGCAGGGTAATATCACGAATGCTCAAGGCGGTACAGGCCCGTCTCAAGGATCTCCAAATTTAACACAAGGTCAGCAATATTTAGCTGGCAATGCCGATGTTTTTAATAATGCGGTTAGCCGTGCAAATGATGAAGGTCTTTTTGGGGGGGATGCGTTTAGCACTCGCCTGGACGAAATTGCGCGAGAGCATTTCAATGCATTTGGCGTGGCGGATGGCCGAGCTGGTTTTGGTTATACCCCTCCAGCAACTGGCACGTTTGCTCCTAGCCCAAATGAAACGCCATCATTTTCTGCTCCCCCCGGAGGGAATGCAGGGAATCCTTCAACAGACAACACACTACAAAGTGGTCTTCCTGGGTATGCGCAGCCAATATTTGACACTTCTCAATATGATACAGCGTTTCAAAATACCCTCGGGAATTTCAACGGATTACTCGATGACTATAATTCGTTTTTCGGCGATATGTTAACTAACGCGACCAATGCCCAAAATCAGCAGCCTCAATATGGAGGAGGGTTTCTCCCTTTTGCTACGACATTGATGCCGGGAGGGGGCGGCTATCAAACAACCTATAATCCGTTCAATACTTTTAATAGCGGAGCGCCTTCTCATAGCGCCGGGACATTTGGCTCTAATTCTAGCTTCGGAAGCGGGAGCGGAATAGGCTCTATGGCGGGTCAAGCTGCTAACTCAGCACATCGTCAATGGTTTACGTTGTAAGGTTTTAAAATGCCAACAGTCGATTTCCCTTTCAAACCCGGTATCGTTTCAAAAAGCGATCAAAGCGCCTTAGTCTCAGAAGGCAGATATGTCGAGGGCGATAAAGTGAGGTTTCGCCGGGTATCAGATAAAACCCTTCCCGAAGTGATGAAGGGGTACGAGGATTTATTCGATCATCAAACTGGCGGTTATTTAGAGGGCAAAGTCCGAGCGCTTCATGTCTATTTAACCTTAGATGGACAAAACCAAGTTATCGCCGGGAGCGAAGTTAAATTATACGCTTACTCCGGGGCGCTGCTTTGGCCTATTACCCCCCTCCGGGCGAGCGGAAGTTTATCCGGGCCTCTGAGCGTAACTAGCGGATCAGCCGTCGTAACGATAACAGCTGCCTCTCATGGATGTTTATTAGGCGACCGGGTTTTCTTCTATAATTCAACAGCGGTCGGGGGAATATCCCTCGGCACTAATGGGAGCGCTAATAATGCGATAACAGCCTCAGCTAATTCCCGGAGCTTAGTAATTAATTTGAGCGCTCATACAATGGCAACCGGGTCGAGAATTACAATCTCCGGGGCGTCAGCGGTTGGAGGAATTCCCGCCTCAGAAATTAATAAAACGCACACAATCTACAAAGTCACCGATGATATCATCCAAATTCAAACCGATACAAAAGCAACAAGCGACGCCGGGCAAACTGGCGGGTCAATCACTTGGACGGCGATGAAGGAATATAGTGTCGCCTCAGTGGTAAATGCTAATACGATAACGGTGACGGCTTCGGGTAATGCGTCCTCAACGGCTTCTGGTGGAGGATCGACAACCTACGAATTTGAAATCCAATCTGGCAAAGCGTCAACAGCGAAAAGCGCCGGATATTCATCCTCGACATATTCAACCGGTTTTTATTCGATGCCTTCTTCTGAGACTGATCTTGATGCTCGCGTCTGGACGCTCGATAATCAGGGCGAAATTTTGATCGCTTCATTTAGTGAATCCCCGCTCTTTAAATGGGAGAATAACCCAAGTCAGCGAGCGGTCAATTTAGCCTCTTCTGTGACCGATTGCGTTACTAAGGTTATAACTCATTTTTGCACTCCTGAAAGGTTTCTAGTGACGCTCGGAGCTGCTTCTGTGGCGGGAAGTGGATCGGTCAATAATGACTTTGATCCTCTGCAAATTACATGGGCTAAAATTGAGGGTGGAACGAATTCCGGGGATTGGACGCCCTTAGAGGAAAACTCAGCGGGGTCTTTGAAACTTGGATCTGAGAGCCGGATAGTTGCAGCTGCAACAATGCCATTTCAAAATTTGATATGGACGCGAACCGAATTATTTTCGCTGCAATATATACCATCGTTGGATGTTGTTTTTCGACCTACGCTTCTCGCGTCAGGAGCCGGGATAATATCGAAAAACGCATGGGTCAGGGCTGGCGATAGCGGATCTGTTTTCTGGCTAAGCTCAAGCCGGGAATTCATGGTTTGGTCGGGTGGTTCGACGCCAACGACGATAAGTTGCCCGGTGAAGAAGTTATTTTTTGATAATCTATCCCCGGCTCAAGAAGCGAAAATTTACGCTTGCGGGTTAGACGCTGAGCAAGAGGTCACATGGTACTATCCAACTGATGAGAGCGGAGAGTCAGAAAATTTTAGATTTGTTACTTTAAATTATGCAGAGGGTCATTGGCACACTGGCACGATGGCGGTGACTGCTTGCGTTCAAAGAGGCTTAGAAGAATTTTCGATCGCTGCATGGGCGCCCGAAGCCGGTCAACCGGGATCGACGCTCAAACTTATGGAGAAATCAAATACCGCAAATGGGAACGCTATTCCCGGCGTCTATTTGGAAACAGGTTGGATTGACGCTCAGGAGGGTGAAAATTCTTCGATGGTTTCTCGCTATACGCCGGATTGGATCACCAACTCGGCGATTAATGTCAAATTGATTTCTAAAATGTGGCCTCAAGCAACAACGACCATAACGACCGATTTAGGCTCTATTAATTCAACAACGCTTAAGAAGGACTTCCGAATAACAGCGCGACAATTCAAGATTAAGTATGAATGGTCATCAGTCGCCGGGCCGACCGATGGGCGTCAGGGAAGAACTCTTTTAGATATTAAACCAACAACTCGGACACGATGACTGTCAAGCTCTGGCGTAAAGTCGATCCTCTTATCGAGAGCGCTTTGAAGTATCAGGATGAACACGATCTGGACTCAATAAAGCGCGAGATATTTTTAAAACAAGCCCAACTCTGGGAAGGCGAAAAATCGGTCATTATTACTCAGATCGATGAATATCCAAAAATTAAGAAATGTAGGATTTGGATCGCAGCTGGCGACATGGTTGAGCTNGTGGAAGAGATGCTCCCGGCAGTCGANGAATGGGCGAAAAANGAAAATTGTTATACGATCGGCGTTGTTGGTCGAAAGGGTTGGTCGAGGGTTTTATTGGATAAAGGTTACGAAGAGCCTCGGCTCTCTATTTTAGAAAAGGATTTAATCAATGGGTAAATCATCAGGGCCGAAAACAGCCGTATCAACTAGTGATGTCAATGAGCGGTTCAGACCCATAATCGACGAGAACTTAGCTCTCGCTTCCACAATTTCTAATATGCCTTTTCTGCAGTTCCAAGGCGGTGACCCAAGAGCAGCGATTGCAAATTTTTCAAACGATCAATTATCGGCCTTTGATCAAGTTCGAGGCATGAATAACCGGGTTAATCCGATGCTCGATGCAGCTAACGCGACGACAGCAGCTGCTGTTCAAGGAATCTCAAATCCTAATGAGTTTATGCAGGCAAATTACCAAGACCCTTATCAACAAGATGTTATTGATAATGCGATTGGCGATGTTCGCCGAGAACGCGACGCAATGAATGAAACCGCTCGTCTTAGGTCACCTTATGGAGGAACTCGCCAAGCCTTAACCGAGGCTGCAAATAACAGAAATTATCTTGAAGCGGTCGGCGATTTGTCTGCGAGAGAGCGCTCTAGAAACTTCGGACAAGCAGCCGGTTTAACTCAGAATGCTATGGGTCAACTTTTAGGCGCTGGCGGTCAACTCGGAAACATGGCTGCTAATGCTCAAAATGTTGGATTAACTCAAGCCTCTGCTCAGTCAGGAATTGGGCAACAAGTGCAAGGGCAAGATCAAGCCTATAAAGATTATCTACAAACGCAATTTTATGATGCGATTAACCACCCATTAAGGCAGCTAGGAGTCAGGATGGGAGCGGTCGGACAGACGCCTCTGGGAACGGTTCAACGGACGCCGATTATTAGGTCAGGCGGTGGTATTGGATCAACCCTCTCCGGGCTAGGCTCTCTCGCAAGTGGCATAGCTGCCTTTTGTTGGGTAGCAAGAGAGGTTTATGGATCGACAAATCCGAAATGGTTAAGGATGCGAGANTTTATGNTCAATAAAGCATCNCCAGAATTGTTCGCCAAATATGCGAAAAATGGCCCGGCGATCGCTGAGAAGCTGAAAACCGATCCGGCAAGAAAAGAAAAATATCGAGTAGCAATGGACGCAATTCTAGCGGAGTAGAATATAATGGCGACTTATCAAGGATTGCTTTCAAATCCAAATCTTAGAGGGCTTTTACAAAGCGGAAATATTCGCCAAGCGAAAGACCAGCAAGTTTTAGCCCCCTTTAGAGGCGCTCAAGCTGCTCGAATACCGGCAGGGCGTCCAATTGTTATGAAGGCTGACAATTCTTTAGGCCAGGGGTTAAGCGGCTTAGGAACAGCGCTTAAAGATATTGGTAAGATGCGGAAAGAAACAGCAGCTGGCGAGGAATTGGCCGGGATGTACGCCCCCGCTACTCAGGTTACAGAGGATATGACTGGCCCGGAACCTATGGCGATGACGCCTTCCCCCGAAAAACTTCTCGCCTTCGCTGCTCAGAACCAAGGTACGCCAGCTGCATCACAGGCGATGACGATGGCTGAAAAGATGCAAGTTGAGATTAGGGAGAGACAGAAAAACGCAATTAAAATTAGAGAGTCTCAACTCGATCGAGAAGCTAACGCTGCAAATACTGAGGCTTTGATAGCGGGTAGAACTAGCGCAGCGCAAATCAAAGCTGATAAAAACGAGACTGGCAACAAGTCGCTCGATACATATATCAGATTGCGCGGTCTTAAAAATCGAACCCCGACACAACAAAGTCAATTATTAGCAGCCAAAGCGGAAGCGAGCCGAAAGACTTATAGGGGAATAGATCCAACAACAGGACAGCCAATTTTTCAACCGGGTATCAACTTCGAGCAACTAGATAAAGATTTATCCGGGATTTCTTCTGATGTAAGCGCAGCGATCAATCCTTCTCTTGAAGCTCCTGTCGTTCCGAGCAATCCAGCTACTTCAACAATAGAGCAAAATATAAATGCTGGGGTCGAACGTCTGAGGGAAAAATTCCAACCAGCCCCGCCAGCTGCTCAACCTATTGTAGCTGCCGAGCCAGTTTCTGAAGTAGTCACTCAAGCATCTACGCCGGCTCCCGAAATTGTAAGCATAAAAGATGGGAATAAAGTTTCCCCAGAGGTCGAGAAGAAATTAGGGGGGAAAGTTTACGACCAAGC